CTTTAGCAACCTCTTCGTTAATAACCTTGCTAAGTTCTTTCATTCCAATTTCTCTTGCCATAATAATAGAAACTCCTATAACTTTAAATATCTTCCTTAAACGTTATTTGCCAATATCACTAAATGCTAATTTAGCCCATGTGCCATTTGCCATATCTGAACCAAATAATTGGTCAGGTGTCTTTTGTGAAACAACCATGCTTGCGGCATCTGGGGGTGTCATCATCGTTTGATTATGTGACGCCGGTTGATTTAATAGTGTTGTTCGTGCAGTATCTTCCAATATCGAAGACATATCAATATCTTCAGAAGAATCTCTGTCTTCATTGAATGCTATAGCCGAATTCATTCTTGTTGGAATTGACTTAAGTGCCTCTCTCAATAGTTCACTATTTTGTGAAGACGCAGCTGAACGTATATTTGAACCACCATCTTCATTAGTACCACTATTGCCACCTATCATAGCATTAACAAATTCTAACGTGTCACTTCCGCCTTTCCTTCCCTCTTTCAACATTGAGTTGCCTGATTGTGATGATGAAGAATTCCATGTTCCACCAAATTTCTCATAAATAGTTTTAGCCCACTTTCTGCTATCTTTTTTATTTTTTAATTTTGGAGACCTGATTTTCTTTCCACCAACTGACATCTGGAGGCTTTTTCCTTCTGCCAATAATGTTAGATTTTCTAATAAGTCAGGATCATCAGGAATATTAGAATATTTCGCTTCCGATAAAACTCCTAGTTTTTGTAACTTATCCGAAACCTCTAACTGAAATTCCTCATCTTCCTCCAAAAGGTATAAAAATGTTTCTCTTACTAATTCTCTAAAATCTGATGCTTTCATTTTAAACTCCAGGTAAGTATTGAGAACCAGTAACGCTCAATGCTCCAGTTAATGGTTGATAAAATCTAACAGGAATACTAGTAAGACCAGCAAATACATCTATAGATGTAGACCCTGACGATTCTAGAAAGATGTCCCTAACTCTTGTATCAAAGCGTTGGACTGTTCCAGATGCTACGGTGAAGAAATTGCTTGTAATCTCAACACCATCTGCTGTAAATCCAACATTCAAATCTGCTGGTCCCTTATTCTGTACAATGAAATATTGAGAAACTGCTGGTAATGCAATCTTTTTTGCTCCATCAACAGCTAATGATCCTGTAACCCATGGGGTTGCAGATACTTGATATTCTTGTACGGAGTTAAGTCCGGGTGAAGGCCATGATCCCATTATTGATTACCTCCCTTTAGTTTATCCCATTCAAAAAGATTGTTTACTGCTCTATCAATACGATCTGATTCATTAAAGAATCTTTTCAATTCTTGATCTGATATTTCAATACCTTCCTTCATCATGAAAGCACCTGGGGTTGATGGCTCTGAGACGAAATCCCAACAGATTAACTGAAAGTCATCCTGTACAATATTGTAACCATTATGGTCTGTAGCCGTACTTCCAACTCCACGAGACGAAATCCCAACAGTAACATTGGCCTCAACTAATCTCTTTAGCGTTTCACCATGAGGCGTGGGTAGAATCTCAACCTCTCCATAAACAACATCCTTTTCAAAATAGGCTTTAGTTACAATATGAGAAACAGACTTCAACTCAATGATTGAACTATCTGTATGATCTAGTGCTCCCATTGCGCGTCTCTCACGAATGAGTTTTTGATAATTCCTCAACTCCCTTTCCAAGACTTCTCGTGGATAGATTCTTCCATTTTGATTAAGAGTCCCAGCACGCTGAAGTACTCCCTTCATGATGAATTTTGACTTACCACCCTCCACCTCTTCTTTAATTACTTCATATTCGAAATTGTTATATTCTCTTAATAGATTCGCCATTAGCTTCTCCCGCTGGTTAGCTCATACTTTAGCTTTGCAATATCTAAAAATCTTTCGATTTTCTCATCGTCAACTAACCCGTCAGCATTTTCTGACAAAATCAATTCTTTTGCTTTATCTAACTTGTTCTCTAAATAGACATTCTTACCAGCATTTTTTTGCAAGTAAGAATCAATCTCGTCAAGAGCGTTATCCTTAATGCCTTTTAGATGAGCAGATACTAAATCCTTATTACTTTCAAAAACATAAGACTTAATAAGGTTTGCTTGATCAGATGTAAGATTGCTCTTATACTTCTCATTCAACTTTTTTGTCATCAGTTTTTCAACAAGAGGATCTGAGCTTCTGATTGCCTCTTCATCTAATATTGTTACTTTTTTTTCTGAAAGTAACCACTCCTTCAATGTCTGCTCAAATTGAGCTACCTTTACAATGTCTTCAACATCATCAGATCTCCACTCATTAAGAAGTGTTTGGATAGTTGCATAAATGCGATACTCTCCCTCATTTATTCTTTTATCATAGAATTTTCTATCATTTATCTTATGATTAATGCTTCTTATAAGCATTGACTTCTCATGATCAAGTTTATTTTTATCATACTTTCTAGAAGCTTGCTTTGCTGCCTCAAGAATAGAATCAGCTACTGACTCAGATTTTACTGTGTGAGCAAATAATGAATGAAAAAGTCGAAATTCCTTAAACAACTCTGTATTTTTAGAAAAACATCTTTTGACAATTGAATGAGCCACCTTCTTTTTATCCTCATTCTCTTCCAGTATTGCGTCAGAGATCGTTTGAACAAGGAATTCGTAAAGAAGACCAGTATTTCTCTTTTTGTTATGCCTTATCATTATTCGTCATCTCCTGTTATTTTGAATTCATCCTCATCTGACTCTATTATAAGATTACTAAGAACTTTCTTTGAATCCTTACTTATATTTATGCTTTTTGGAAGCGATTTCAGAGCATCTTGAATATGCATATTCAATCTAGTATGTTTATTTTCAACATCTTCCAACTTTGACATCGATCTTTCAACAGAATCAGTCAATTTAAACGGACTTCCCTTGAATACCCTATCTCCATAAACATCCTTGTAGTGCGGATCATCGTGCTTTAATGGGTCTCCTGGGTTTGGTGTCTTCAGTCCCTTAGGTCCTCGATCCTTCGTTCTACTAGGTCTTCGATTATTATGCTTATATCTAGCCAATTGATTCTGCTTGACCACTGGGACGTATGCGCCAACTTCAGTTTCAGATGTAAATTCAAACGACTCATCATCTTCATCCTCTCCCAATATAAAGAATTCACCATCGGATAGAACTTCTCCATCCTTCTCTCCCTCATCTGCAAACAGATCCTCTTCATCCCCACCTTCATCGTCGCCACCGTCTTCGTCACCACCTTCATCCCCAAGATCGAAAGCATCCCCTCCATCCTCAAGTCCTCCTCCGAGGTCTCCACCAAAATCATCTCCTCCGAGGTCTCCTCCGAACCCTCCACCGCCTCCGCCAAAGCCTCCGCCACCTCCACCACCAAATCCACCATCACCATCACCATCGCCTCCAAAGTCTTCAAGTTTAGCTTTTCTCAAAAGCTCTCTAACCTGATCCTCTTCCAGCTTCTCAATATAGTCATCTGTCATATCAAAAACTTCTTTATAGAAATACCTGTCCGACAATAGGCCTTCTGGACGTGTCCCAGCTATCTCTAGTTTAGTTCTAATAAGCTCTAGCTTCTGCTGTTGAGCCATAGTCGAAGGATTTGATAAACTCAAACTAAAATCAATTAAGTCTTCCCCATCAAACCCACTTGATGCTAAGTGAATAGCCGCAATCTTATTAAGTTCAGCAATTACAACTTGTTGAATTTGCTGAATAGATCTTGCAAAACGAATATCTTCTTGAGCCAAGTTAGCCTTAGAGCCAAGACCTTCGTCAAACCCCAAATATGGCTTAGGAACCTTTAGTGCCGCGAACAACTTTCTCTGGATGTACTCAACATCATCAATTGCTGTGGTGTTCGCACCACCTGGCAATGTCTCAATCCTTGTTGTTGTCTGATCTCCACGTACAGGAATAAAGTAATCAATATCTACACTCCATGGATTATATCGCTGATCCACTCTTCCTGTTGTACTATCTACAACCTCTTGTGACTTAAGTGTCGTTTTTGCATTCTCAATAATTTGAGGAACATCATTCGGTGGAGCATTTGCAACATCAATATAAAACACTCTTCTCTCAGGGCTTCTAATGACACGATATACAAGCATCGCATCCTCAGCCATAACGAGCTGTCTCCAAATACGTCTTGCAGGCTCCAACACAGAAGAACCATATGGTAAGAATGTATCATTTCCTAAAAGACGAAAATGTGCCACTTGCCAGTTTTCAAGAACCTGATTTCCTTCTGTAACCCATCTAAATCTAACTGCAAATGGATTGTTCGGATCAAATCCTTCTTCTCTTTCAATTTCATTTACTGGGATTGGGTGGGCGTTGATAATTCCGTAACCTGGCGCTACATCCAATAAAAGCATGTGATCACCATACTTGCACAAATTTCGAACCCATGACCTATTCACAAATTCAAAGTTCAAAGTATCATAAAATAATTCATCCAAAATCTTTTTAATTTTTGGATTCTCTGAATGAATATGTAGTGACCTTCCCTTGTCATCCTTCGCCACCGTCTCATCAGCATAAATGTCTACTGCACTCGCAATCTCAGGTGTATTATGGGAAATAACAGAGTCAGTAGCGAAATTCTTATACCCATCAACAGTTAGATCATAAAGGTCGATCTCACCATAATATTCAATAGAGACAATTTCCAGACCATCAGTCCACTCTATTTCAGTAAATCCATGATAAGGATCGGATTTGAAACTTTCAAAATCATAGTGACGACGAAACATCGCTAGGTCTGACGCCGGACTATCTCCACCACGAAAACCAAAATCTGATAATTGATCCACAAAATTCTTAAAACCAAGTAAGTTATTTG